GCAGGGTGAAGAGGAACACCAGATCGACACTTCGGGACTGAATTCCTTCTTCTACGCGAACAAGGTACACTAATGAGTAAGGTTGCTGTCATCACCGATATCCATGATTCCGTAAATAGGAATTATGGACAAGAAACATTTCGTCTACAAGACGACTAACAAAATCAATGGTAAGTTCTACATCGGGATCCACACCACTAAGAAATTGGATGATGGGTATCTAGGTTCTGGTCTTCGGCTCGGCAACGCGATTCAGAAATATGGCCGAGAAAACTTTGAGCGTGAAATCCTATCATATTGGCCTACCAGAGCGGAAGCTTTGATTGAAGAGCGCCGCCTAGTAGATTTGGGTGATCCGAATTGTTACAACCTCGCACCCGGAGGCCAAGGCGGCCATTTGAGTGGTGAGTCTCACCCACTGTTTGGGACAAGACGGCATGATTCGTCTGTTCGGATGACCAACGCGAACCCATCCAAACTCGAACACGTCAGAGCAATGCTCAAAGAAACTGCGGTAGGATGTGGACCGGATGGGACGGGGAGATATCTAAGAAGTGACCCTCGCTGGAAGACTGGTGAAATCATCTCAGTCAATAAAGGAATGATCACCGTAAAAGACCGCGAGGGTGTGGTGTTTAGAGTCACAAAAGATGATCCGAGATGGCTCAATAAAGAAGTCGTCCATATCACCAAAGGGAAACCGAAAACAGCCAATCAAATGGCGATGTATAAGATAATTCGCATCTGTCCGGCTTGTGGAAAAGAGGGGCGCGGCGGCTCAATGAAAAGGTGGCATTTTGACAATTGCAAGCACCGAAAATAAAGTAGCGATCCTTTGCGACATCCACTTCGATGTTCGTAATGGCTCAGCTTTCTTCTCAGGCAAGTACAAAGAGTTCTTCGACAAGGTCTTCTTCCCGACGCTCCGAGCGCGCGGGATCAAGACTCTCTGGATTCTAGGTGACACCTGGGAGTACAGAACCAAGATCAATTCGGTCAGTCTGAACTTTGCTATCCGGAACTTCTTCGATAAGCTCGAAGATGAGGGGATCGACACGACGATCATCTACGGCAATCACGACGTCGCCTACCGAGCTGATAATTCAATCAATACGATTGACTTCCTCGGCAAGATGTATGACAACCTACGCGTCGTAAGAGACTTCGAGACCATTGAGGTGTTCGGCCAGCCAATCAATTTCATGCCATGGATCCATGCCAAGAACTACCAAGAGGCGATGGACTTCATGGTGTCGGCACCGCCGACCGTTCTATGTGGACACTTCGAGATCAACGGTTTCGAGACAACCAAAGGTCAGTACGCCCATGGTGGATTGGAGCCGAACATCTTCAACAAGTTCGACAAGGTCTTCTCTGGTCACTTCCACATCCGATCGAATCAAGGGTCGATACACTATCTCGGCAATCCGTTCCAGACGAACTGGGGTGATTATGGATATGAACGAGGGTTCCACTTCTTCGATGTCGTAACACACGAACTCGAATTTGTTTCGAATCCATTTGACATCTACGCCAAAATCGACTACAATGACGATGTAGATATCGGAGCGTTTGACTACTCGATCTTCGACAACATGATCGTGCGAGTCTACATTCCATCCTACGCTACAACCAATCAGAACAAGCTCGCGCTCTTCCTAGACAAGCTCCAGCAGGTCGCCTATTCCACAGAAGTAGTCGAGCGTGAAGCTGTGGCAGTCTTAAATGAGACAGGTGAGATTGAGTTTCTGGATAACAAGGAACTGATCGATAAGTACATTACCGAAGTCGTCGAGGCTCCGAACGTGGACAAGGTTCTCCTGATGTCCATGTTCAATGAACTCTACGTCGAAGCGCAGAACATGGTGGAACGTGAATGACCAACTCGAAACATTTGTAGAGGGTGTGCTGAAGAAGTACACCCCAGATGAGATTGCCGATCTGCTACTCAATGTGGAACCGATGACGGTTGACAGTGGCCATCGGTTCAATATCAGATATGAGGTAAACAGTGACGTGGGAAGCACCACACAAGAAGCCACTCGCGCCGACCAAAGTTCAGACGTTTGAACTACAGGTGCAAGACATCGTGGGGCCTTACATTCCTCTGAGCTGTGATCCGATCACATCCATCATGACAGAGAACAAGGTCTCGACTCTGAAAGACCGACTTATTGAGAATCAGCGCGAGCTGATGGGGTTCTTTACATGATTCATTTCAAGAGAGCACGTTGGCGAAACCTCATGCGATACGGACAGTCCTGGACTGAGATCCAGCTTGACCGTTCGCCATCGACAATGATCCTCGGAAAGAACGGTCACGGCAAGTCGGCGATTCTTGAGGCAATCTGCTTCGGACTGTTCGGCAAGCCGTATCGCAAGATCAAGCGAGACCAGCTGATCAACACGAAGAACGGCCGCGACATGATGGTCGAGATCGAGTTTACGATCAACGACAAGGAATACCTTGTGCGTCGTGGGCAGCGCCCGAACATCTTTGAGATCTTCGAAGATGGTGTGCTCCTCAACCAACCAGGCGGCTCGCGTGACTACCAGAAGGCTCTGGAGCTCGACATCCTGCGTATGGACTACGCGTCCGCATGTCAGATCGTGTTCGTTGGTAAGGCGCAGCACACGACGTTCATGCAGCTCAATCCTGCGCAGCGCCGACAGTTCATCGAAGTTCTGTTGAACCTGGTGATCTTCAGCAAGATGTCTGGTCTGCACAAGCAGAAGGATGTCGAACTGCGCAACAAGATCACCGAACTCAAGACGGCCGTCACGATAATGAAGGACAAGGCTGAGACGCGTGAGCGATACATCCGAGACCTCGAGAAGGATTCGCTGGCATCGATAAACGCTGATATCCAACGTGTCAAGGACGCTCGTGGACAGACTATCAACGACATCGTGCGACTCCAAGAGAAGCTCGACGCTTTGATTGCGTCGGCCCCAGAGGATCACTCCGCCGCTGTTTCGATGTTCCACCAGAGACTCAACGGCATCTCGCGCGACCTGCTCAGTCTGAACAACGGACTTTCGAAGCACCGTTCGCAACGTCAGCATCTGGAAGTCGGTCACTCGTGCTACGCATGCGGCCAGAGTGTGAACGACGCACAGCGTCTAGCACAACTGGCAGAACAGGACAAGGAGATCGAGGAGTTCGAAGCCAAGATCAGACTGGCTGAAAGCGACCGTGTCGATATCGAGATCCAGCTGGCTCTGTACGAACCGACATTGGAACCACGTCGAGAGTTCGAACGCAAGCGCGCCGAATACGAAGGCGCACTCAAGGCGAAGAACTCACTGCTCACACAGTACGACAATGAACTGATGCAGACTCGTGTCGTGGATCAGTCCAAGATCGAGAAGGCAAGACAGGAATTGGCTGACACCAAGAAAATGGCCGATGCACTGACCCTGAAGCTCGAGTCGTCCTATGAACGGAACGAGTACTACTCAGTCATCAGCGCAATGCTCAATGATCGCGGCATCAAGGCGATGCTCATTCGTCGCTTCATTCCGATCATCAATCACATCGTCAACGAGAAGCTGACCGAACTTGGTCTCTTCGCCAAGTTCACATTGGACGAGGCATTCGACGAGACGATCATGATCGGCACTGATCAATTCAACTATTTCGCACTGTCTGAAGGTGAGAAGCTTCGAATCGATATGGCGCTGCTAATCGCTTGGCGCGAAATCGCCAAGCTCCAAGGCAACGTATCCACCAACCTCCTGTTCTTTGACGAGGTGTTCGACAGCTCCCTGGACAGCAACGGTGCTGAAGCTCTCGCAGACCTGATGAACCAGTTGGAAGACTTGAACGTGTTCATCATCACCCACACACCCGACAAGATCATGGACAAGGTCAGGTCAATCATCAAGATCGAACGCGTGAATGGATTCTCGAAGTTCGGAAACGTAACGGAGAACGAAGAATGAACGACGTGTTCACTATCGAGGAAATTCTAGAGCATCTCAAATCATCTGATCGAGATCAAGATGAATTGTCCCGCTTGAATTCATACATTATTGGATTCATGCAAGCAGCCGTCCATTATCTGGAAGGCCGTGACATGGATGCAATGCGCATCAACCAGCCGGATTACTGGGAGCGCGGCTACAACACTTTCATTGATGTCCTGAGGTCTGGCCAATGAAGAACTTCCACTGCACATTCCGCAGCGAGTTCACCTTCCACAGCACAACGGTCATCGCTGAGTCTCTGGAAGAAGCTCGATCATCTCTGGGAGTGATGTTCCCCGAAACTCTTTCTGATCTACAAGTCTGGGAGTTACGTGAGCTTCAATCAGGTCCGCCGCCCTTTAGATAATCTTTCCGACTCAGGTTGAATCCTGAGGCGATACGTCGTATCATAAAAGCCTGACCACTCTGACATCCATCATTAGGAGCTATATCATGAAGCTTGCTGCACACACCTTGGCGGTTCTCGAGAACTTCGCGTCGATCAACCAAGGCATCATCATCAAGGAAGGCAACCGTCTCCGCACGCTGGCAATCCTGGAAAACATCTTCGCTGCGACTGAAGTCCCGAACGAATTCCCTAAGGAGTTCGCACTCTACGACATCAACGAGCTGCTGGCGACACTGAGCCTGCTCGATGACCCGGATCTCGAATTCCGTTCGGATCACATCTTCATCACCAGTGGCGGGACCAAGGTCAAGTACTTCTACAGCTCACCCGCTGTCGTGGTCGGCCCGCCAGAGAACGACATCAACCTGTCGAACGCCTTGGCAACCCTGACCCTGAAGGCAGACACCATCAAGCGCATCCAGAAGTCGGCGGCGGCCCTGAAGCTCAAGGACCTGCAGTTCACGGATGAGGGCATCAAGGCCTTCAACCTCAATAACGCAGGCAACCAGATCACGATCGAACTCGCCGTGGACGGCATCATCGACTCGCCGAAGTGCATCAAGATCGACAACCTCAAGCTGCTCGAGGGCGACTACGATGTCGCAGTGTTCGACCGCGCGATCAAGTTCTCCTCGAACACCAACCCGGGGCTGTTCTACTTCGTCACCGTCGAAGCGAGCAAGTAATCATGGATCCCGACTACACCGCTATGGTGTGTGAGTCTTTGGGTATCAGGCGCGCCCTGCATCCGTTGGACGGAGGCACACACAGAACTTGGTTGGCGGGTGCTCGGAACTGGGATGAACTTTTGCAAGAAATTGCATCCCAGAAATGGGTATCCATACTCGAAATCGACGAAGTCACCGCTATGAATCACCTGAATGGTGAACTCGTCCGCTCCTGGAAAGTACGAGGACTCCCTGCATGAGTATTGACACCATCCTCTGGTCTGAGGCATACAGGCCCCACACGGTCGATGAGTGTATCCTTCCTGATCGCTTGAAGGTCTACTTCAATGCGATCGCGAAGAAGGGTCATCTCGACAACATGACTTTCATCGGCGGCCCAGGCACAGGCAAGACTTCACTCGCTCGAGCACTCTGCGAGCAGATGAAGATCACCCACCTGATGATCAACGCGTCCTCGGAAGGCAACATCGAAACCATCCGTACGCAAGTCCGCCAATTCGCATCCACTGTTTCGTTCGGTGGTGGCATCAAGTGTATCATCCTGGACGAGGCTGACGGTCTGACCGATCAGGCTCAGAAGGCTCTGCGAGGAGCTATCGAAGAGTATGCGGGCAACTGTCGATTCATCTTCACAGGAAACTTCGGCAATCGCATCATCGAAGCGATCACGAGCCGCGCCCCGATCGTGGATTTCTCGATCGAGAAGGTTGAGCGCAACGCCCTGCTCATCCAGTTCGCTACCGCGATCGAGAAGGTACTGAAGAGCAAGGGCATCGTTTAAACGAGCTCGAGCTGTTCG